GCAAAGGCTTCCCAGTTTGCAGATGTGATCTCGCCACCAGCTTTTTCTTCATAGGCTTTGAGGCTAGTGCGAGCTGATTTGGCGGCCTCAGTATTGCGGCGCTCCTCAACCTTCTTGCCAAGCCTCTCCAAAATCTGAGGATTAGTCAGAATCTTGCCTTCACGCAATGCGTCAGCTCTGAGGTTAGCGGCATCAGCCTGGAATCCACGCAAGCGCTCAAACTCAGCACCTTTCGGATCAAGCGCAACAAGGCCAGATGGGATGCCAGCCAAACGGCGCAAGCCACTATCGAGCTCTCTGTCATCTGATTTTGTCTCGGAGTGAAGTTTTGCAAGTAAGTTAATTTTGTCTTTAGTAGAGATTGGCAACTTGCGAATTTGGTCAGAGTTGTTGATTGTGCCGTTGTAGATGCCGTCAATCGCGTTAAACAAAGCCATCTGATTAGACTCGCCCTCTCCGCGAGAGAGTCTATTGATCTCCTCAAATGAGAAAACCTTGAGCTCTGACATCTGACGCAAGATAGCCTTTTTCTTAACTGGATCAGTTGTGGCCATGACTTGCTTGTGCAATTCGATAGCTTGCATCTCGCGGTCAACGCGATTAGCTTTGTCTTGCTGATCCTTGATATTGTTGTCAGTGCTGATCTTAGTAAAGTAGGTCTGATAAACCTTGGCCTTGGCATCCTCGCCAAGACTTCCCCATAAGTCAGACAGACGGCCCATGTCTCCAGCCTTCATGCGATTGAACGCATTAGGGTCTGAACCAAAGTCATCAGCAATAAATTTAGATAGGGTGTTTACTTTTGTATCTGTCAGGTCTTTTAAAAGCTGTCCTTGATATTGAGTAGCGCCATTTACGCCAATCATCGCGATAGCGTTATTCATAAAGTTTTGAGCAAGCGTATCTACCACTTCATCTTTTGGGATTGGTAGGTTGGTGGCTGGATCAATGCGGGTATCGCCGTTGTATTCCAGCTCGGCCATGCGCTTAAAGTCTTGATACATCCGCTCAACCTTGATGCCGTTAGTCAGCATCCGCTTTTTACCCTCAAGCTTGGCAGTCTCATCAATGATGCGATTACCCATAGTTGCAATCGAGGCGCGATACTTGAATGAGCTCTCAGGGTCAACCTGTGCAAGAGCTTGGCCATAGCCATCTGTCATAGCTTTGACTTGGTTTTGCACTCCAGCAAAATCCAACTCTCCAGCCTCAGCCTTGTTGTAAATATCAAGCAACTTAGCCGTGGCCTCGCCTTCAGCATGAGCTGACAACTCAAAAGCTCTGACCTTACGCAATGCAGAGTCAAAGACATTGAGTGGAGAGCCAAGTGCTATGCCACTCATATCACCCTTGACCATAGCATCTAATTGCTCTTTGGTCAGAGGATTCTCAGCGGCAAACTGCAAGCCAGTCTTAAAGCTCAGATCACCAGCATCCTTGTAAATCATGGAGCTCATGCGGTCTAACTTGTCTGCAAGAGTGCCTTGATACTTAGCTTGTTGGAGTAGGGCGATCTCAGGCGTTAGCTGTGGATAGACAACACCAGGCGTGGCGGCGGCTCTTGGAGCATTTAGCCCAACTCTGCCTGATTCGATTCTTGGAGTTTCAGCCATGTGTCACCTATTAAGAAGAAAAACCAGCTTTAATTAAAAGCGCGGTAGTCGGGAATGTTTTGATAAAGTTGAGACCACCCTCCAAGAGAGTTGCATTAGCCATGAGGCCGCTTGTCTTAACTGCATACTCGCCAGTTTTGAGCAATGTATTGGTATTGGAGATAGCCGCCTCACGCTCGTAGTAAGCGTTATCTAGGCCAGCTTTGAGAATGTTGGTTGCATCTTCCATGCCAAATACGCGTGCCACTAAAGCGTTAAGGTCGGTCAGCTGGACATCTCGGTAGGTGTTGACAACATTAGCCTCTTGCACAGAAACAGGAGAGCCAGAGCCAATATCAATACCATTGGCCGCGGCTCTTGCTCTTGCCGCCGCATTGGTCTTGGCCAGCGAGCGGAGGAGGGTGTTGCCTTGCACCTTGAAATTAAGAGCCTCAAACTCAGTTTGGAGTTTGGTGCGGTCAGCTTGAATCTTTGCATACTCAATCGCTTTATCAGCTCGCAACCCAGCTAAGCGTAGGTTTTCCACAGCTTGCAACGCATACGCGGCTTGCTGGTAATAACCTTGAGCTTGAGTGGCATTGGCTGATCCAAATGAGCCCATCAACCCAGCGCCAGCCATAGCGCCAGCGGCGGCGATTGAGCCCCAGTTGGTTGATGATCCTGATACTGCGTTTTCTACGGATGCCATGATTAAGTCCCCTGATTCACTGCAACTTTAAATTCGAGAGCTAAGAGCGTCATCTTCAGAGGTAATGTCTGAGTGATCTCAATAGAGGCCTCTTTGGTGTAGCCTCTAATGCCATCCAAGCGCTTGATGCCTGTGAACTCAGCAATAGCTCTGTCAAGTAAAGGATTGTCAAAGTTTTGAAATGGCACAGGCTGGTTGTTGATGTTGAGATGTTGAGTGTCATCAACAATCGCATTAACTTGCACGATGCGCTTTTTAAAGCCAGTGCGAGTGCCAGTCTGCAATTTAATGTCCACTGGCATAGTCTTGACATACACAGTGAAAGGCAGACCTACCTCATATTTAGTTGTGCTTGCTCTATCAAAAGTGACAGAGCCGCCAGCTGAGACAGTCTCATTAGACTGTGGCACGCCGTCTGTAATCACATTAAGAGCCTCGCCAACATGAGGCAAACTCGTTGCAGAGCTCGCCGCTCCACCAATAAAGGCGCAATCAGTAAATAGAGTGTTGTCAAAACGCTCAATGAAATATCTGTCAGTGCCGTCAAAGGTGCGCTTGGTGACAACATAAATCTGCGTCACATCAATGTTGACATCCACAAAGCGGCCATCAGTAGTCCACTCAGATGGAGCAATAATTTGCTGTGAGCGGAGGATGGAATAGACTGCGATTGATCCATCATCTCCATTAGCAATCAGAAGTAAGTCAGCCTCGTCTGTGGAGGTTGCGCGGCGCAAGGCCATACGCGTTGGTGTCTTGAGCAAGTGGCCTGAGAGCAATGAGATGCGCTGGGTCACATAGGTCAACTGAGCGTCAGAGAATAAGAACTCATTAAGAGCTTTGCCCTGGCGCTGAATAAATAATGATCCTGACTCTAAAGACTCAACTCGAGTGCCAGGCTTAGTGCCGTTACGCGATACACCCTTGAGCGTGAATGTGCTTGGAGTGATTGGCTCGGTGCCAGCCTGTGGCACATAGAACTCAGCACCAGTGGTAAATACTTGGAGGTCTCGGCCAGACAGAATGTCAACGATCACATTGAGCTGGTTGGTGTCTAGCGTTGCCTCAACCGCATCATCATCTAAAGATTCGGTTGCTTTGAAGTCAAAGAAAATGCCGATCTTGCTACCCCAGATGGTAGATGGGCGAGACTTAGAGCCACCAAAATACAAGCGACCCTCATGGAATGACACAGTGCGAGGCCAGCCGCGGCCTGAGCTCCAGACATCCTCATACCCAGTCTCGAGCTCCCAGCGGCCTGAGCCGATTGCAGAAGTGTTAAAGAATGGGAACTCTGTTACAGCCTCAACCTGAGTGCCGCTGATATAGCGGAGAATTTTGGCGCGGCCTTGAGGCGTTGCGTTGATGTATTGGTTTACATGGCCAGAGTTAAACACACCAGCAGATGCGTTAATTGTGATGTTGCCTGACACTGCGGATGGAGTAATGTCTGCGCCTGGATTGCTTGTGGTTAGTGTAAAAGCGTAGGTAGGAATCGAGTCAAAAGTGATAGTAGTGACTGTCCAACTTGCGTCATTAGCGCCACGCACAATCTTGATGGGCTGTAAATCGGGATGCACAACAATCATTGTGTCAGCCGATTGAGTCCAGCAAATACTAGATAGCATCGCTCCAGTCAGGCTGGAGATGGTCAGGTAGTTGTTGCCTGACGCATTGATGTTAGCGATTGCTGACCCATTTTTAATGACATACATACGCCCAGCAACAAAGCAGAGCATATAAGAGTCATCAACGGAAAACTCAAATGGGATTAGGCGCACACCATTCGCAACGCTTGGAGTGCTTGAGTTTGGCAACTCGAGAATATGTTTAGTCCCAGCTCTACGGCGTAAACCGCCCTGGGGCTGGATGACAACATTGGTAGCTTTGGCTAATGCGTTCTCGTATTGAGGGATGTCAACGCGAGCTCGCAAAAGTGGGTCTAACTCTCCAGTAGAAAAGTTAGTCTGAAAGTCAATGAAGCGAGTCATTAGAACCTCGCGGCTACTAAGGAGTAGTCCTCCATTACTTGCGGAGGTTGGCCTTGGCCATCAATGTTTGACGCTGTGCGAAAGAATCCACCGCGGCCATTCTCGGCTGGGCCACCAACTGCAATACCTTGCCAGTATTGAGCCTTGCTTACTTGCTCTGTCACTGGCTCAGCTAAATGCCATGCCATCATGTATTTCAAGAGCTGAATAAAATATTGAGGCATTGCATACTCTGGAGTCTGATACGGATAATCAATATAGACTTCGGAGTAGTTGGTCAGAATCTTGTCTCCTTGAATGTCCCATTCTTTTACTGGTCGAGCAAAGGAGTTATTGGTCTCGAATAAAGCGCGAGGATTGCCAAGGCGATCACCTGGCAGTTGATACTCATAATTCCACTCGGTAGTGGGAGTGGTAATTAGTCTTGCAAGTTTGACTTTTTTATAAGCAAAGCTCCATGGATACATAGTCAGCGTTGTATCTCGGATGTCGGAGTAGAGGCGGTCACATGAGTTAGCCTCATCTGTGCCGTCATTGAATGACGAGATAGGCTTAGCACCTAACAGAATCAGTGCATCAGAGCAAATTGAAACTCCAGTATCTCCAGCGGCCATCTTTTCCTCACTTATAAAAAAGGGCTACCACCATGACAGCGGTAGCCCCTTGCTTTACTTCAATGCTTAATCGCCGTCAGTTGCGGCTAAAGTTGTGCCATCAGCCACATCAACAACGCCAGAGGCATTGCTGAGAACTTGTGTCAGAGTGCAAACAGCAGTCGAACCAGTAGAGGTTACGCAATAGATCAAGTCGCCCACATTGAGTGAGTTTGCCAAGCTATTGAAATAACCGCTGGTATTTACATCAGCGATTGCGTCAGTAGTCTTGTATGCGTAGATGCTAGGAGCGTTACCACTCTTAGCGGCGCATACAGCTACAAATCCAGTTGCGGAAAATGTCATTTTATTTCTCCTTTAATTAAGCGCCGTTTTCGTCACAAGTGATCTCAACGATACCCTCTGCATCGATGGCAACTGCGCCAGCGGAGAACATAGAGGCAACCAAGAAGCTGGTTTTCTCAGGGATGTAGTTGATTTCAGTCTTAGGAGCGATACCTTCAGCCAAGCCAACTGCATCTTTGTGGAACGCATAAACCTTGCGATCACCAGAGCTGATAGCCAAGCCGCCCTCAGTGCGATCACCGACAACATGGAACTTGAAGCCCAAGAATGTGTCGATCTCGCCTTGAACCAATGCCTTAACTGTGTTGAAGTCAGAGCTAGTTACCTTAGTCTCACCCAACATACCAGCCAAGTTATTAGCGTGGATGATGATTTGACGGCCATCCATAGGCACATTGTTTGCGTCTAATGCCTTTTTAGCGGCAATCAACTTGTCCAAATTCATATTGGTATTTGCGCCACCAATAGAAGATGCAACTGTGTTGCTTGTGCTAGATGCGGCAAGAGCGTCAAGGATCAGCTGATCTTGACGGCGGCCAATAGCGGCAGATACCACTTTGACCAACTCAGAGCGCTCATCAAAGTTAACCTTGGCTTGCATGAAAATGTCGCTATATTCAGCGGCGATATAGTCGCTGAGCGTAGCGGTCACTTGGCCGTAGCTAACATTCAATGGAGTTACATCGGATTGAGGGATGCGAACTTGTGCAACGCCTTTACCGATCTTAGGGAACTTATAGGTAGAGCCTTCAACACCTGAACGAACGCGGACAGCGGCGCGTAACTGGGCTTGGCCCTGATACGCTTGTTTAACTTCCGCATCGAACAGGGTTACAAAGGCAGTGGATAAATTGATAGCCATTTGTAAATCCTTTCAAAGTTAAAAAAGTTTTATCGCTGTCGGTGAGCCTCGAGGTGAGGGCCTATTGCTTACAGTAGGTTGTCAGCCGATTGTTGTCACAATCATTAAAGGGTCACGATGACAACTTGTGATTGGCCTTGTTGATGATTGTACTCGAAATTGTATAAGTTCCAATACCCCCTTTTGGATGTTAGACAACATGAGAAAAAAAGACCCGCACTAAGGCGGGTCGTAAGTCACCATCGGTAGTTTGGTGAGAAGGTTACTGGTTATATCGAGCGTTAAAGAGGCGCTCAACTTTTTGACGATACGCTGGATCACTCTGATACTTTGGATCACCAACCATGGATTGCAACTCTGCATCGGTTGGCATACCTTCCATTGGGGATGACTCCACAGGGATGCGACCCTCGTAGGCCTCGCGGATTTTCACTAAGGCGCTTAGACCGCGAGCTGTGCCGCCCATGATCTTAAACTCCTCAAAGTCATCCTTTGACCACACACCCTTGTTGACCAGGCCTCGCGCCCAGCTCACCATGCCGTTAATTTTTGCCTCTGCATTTGGGCCAAGCGCTTTACGCTCAGCCGCGGCATCAACCTCTGGGGCTTGGGTGTATTCCTTGCTCATATCGGTCAGCTGACCAGCGAGCTCGTCAAAAGCCGCCTGACTTACGCCATTCTTAGCCGCCCAGTCCTTAAATACAGGAACCATGGGTAGGGTCTCAGCGTTCTCACCAAAGGAGGATAGGTCATATTTACCCTCTGGAGGAGCTTTATGCTTGCCCTGGCTGACCATTTTGCGTAGGTCAGTCCATGACTTTGCCATGGCCTCAATGTCTGCCTCATTCTTTTCTTTATTCCAAAAGTTGTCAGGCAAATAATCGGGCTTGGCTTTAGGCTCATCCGCTGGGATTGAATCGCTTGCACGATGCTCAATCTCTGATTTTGTTGTGTCCTTTTGAGAATCACCCTGGCTACTGTCTTGCGCTTCCACGCCATCGAGTAGGCCAGTAGATTCACTGGGCTCAACGCTTGATGCTTCGTTATTTTCGCTCATAGGTTTCTCGCTCTGTTAATACGGGCTTCAATCTCCTTAACTAAGGAACATCTACCCTCTAAAAAATAGCCATAGCTCGGGTCTGAGCCTGGCCCCCAACAAGGTTGCTCAATCGTTTGCTCGCGCATCCACTTGAGTAGCCGTTGTCCATCCTCTGTCCCGAAAACTCTCAGGCACAGCTTGTCTTGATCGTTACCTTTAGGCGGTGTTAATACTTGTTGTATCGCCTCTATATCCTCCCAGCCAGCCATCGTTAACCTCCTTTTGTTATAAGAATCTCATCTACCTTTGAGGCATCTTTTTCATCTGTCGCATGGATGCAAAACCATACGATGTCAGTTATTGCTTCCACATGGTGCGGCACACCAGCCTTAATCTCGATGCAAGTTGGTCCTAGATACTCGGTGACAACATCGCCAGCCGTTACCTTGGCTTTACCGAAAGCAAGAATGGAAAGGTGAGAGTAGTTATGCGTATGCTTACCAACGGAGTAACCCGCTGGCACTACTGCCTCTTTCGCATACAAACCATCCCCAAAATAATGTGCTACGCCTGGATCAATTACACAGGGTTTACAGCTCATTGAGGTGCCATTCCTTGTTGTGGAGCGGCTTGCTGGCTCGCCGCTACCGCTTGTTGTTGGCCAGCCATGGCCAGCATCATGGCATCTTGTTGTTGCATCTGCTTTTGTTGCTCAAGCAAGAAAGCTCGCTCAGCTGGAGTGTTGCGGACTGAGGCTGGGACACCGAGCTTGTCACCTAAGAAGTCAATCAAGTCACCAACCTTGACAGCAACCGCGCCCTCGCCACCAAACTGAGATGTCAGTTGCATAAATTGGATGATGTTGTTGATCTCCTCCATGTTTTGCGCCATAGCAAGCGGGGCAACTGGGGAGACTTTGACCTCAAGGCCATTGACTTGCAAAGGCAGATCAATCAATCCACGCTCATCCATAACGCTCAAGATGCGAGCAACCAACGGGATCATCGTTTCATTGATTAAGCGGCCAAAGGCAGAGCCTAAATTCTGAGCAAGCTCCTTCATGCGCTCAACTACCTCAGTAGCAGAGCGAGCACTCATGTTGTCAGGTGGCAAAGACTCATCAAGCAAAGTACGCTTGATGTTGGCTCGCAAGTCTTGGATGATGATTTGCGATACATTAAAGTCACCCGAGCGTGGCAGGGCTTTAAGGGATTCTCCTTGTGGGCCACCATTGCGAGCCACAGGGATAATTGCACCAGGCACTAGCTTGACTGTCTGAGGATTTAATACACCATCATCAGCGGCGGTATATACGCCAGAGATGGCTAGAGATGCGTTTTTAAGGACTAGCTCGAGTGTCTTGTTGAGGGTCTTGATGTCAGGCAAAGCTGTCAACAATGGGCCGCGGCCATAAATCTCACCAGCAATCTTGGAATAACGCGAGATTACCCAAGGTGAGCTCTTAAAGCGGCGATAGACAACTTCCTCTTTAGAGACTTTATCAATTACATGGTAGCACCAGTCACCGCGGTCAGAGTCATAGACTGTGGCCTCGAGGAGCTCAACCTCATCAGTAGGTTTTGCGGCAATGCGTTGAGTAATAGTTTCAGATAGCTTGGCATCTTTCCATTGCTGGGTGATTGCCTCGCCCTTCATTCGCATCTTGCGGTAAATCTTATCTACTTGGCCGTTTGCTCCCTCCTCATAGGAGATTAAAAACATTGGCACAGGGATAAAGTTGATAGGGCTGACATCATCGCCTGGCAATACAAGCATCCCCGCTGTGCCAACGGCTAAATCAAGCAGAAATTCACCAATCGCAATATCAAAATTGGACTGCTTGATGACAGTAAACATCTTCTCGTTATACGCATCGAGGATAGTTAGCGCCTGGGCGCGGCGATCCTCTGGAATATCTGGGCCAGCTTCAAGTCTGCACCACTTACGCTGGGGCGGGAAAATGCCTGATTGCAAGCGATTAGCAAAACGCTGAGTGGAGTTGATGGCTGTGGAGTCAAACACTCGCGCCATCTTCTTAGCGCCCTGTGCCTGGCCTTCCCAGTAGCCATAAAGCTGGCGCTGGGGGAGGGCAAACTCATAAGCATCGCGGTAAAGCGATTCAAATTCATCTTTTTTACGCTGAGCTACCTCTGCGCGCTTAATGATCTCATCAGTCTTTAGGCGTTTGCCTTCGTATTTTTCAGCCATTACTTACCTTTCTTAGCCACCGCTATTGAGTGACACGCCGCTAGACAGCATTGGGCGATTAGATGAGCGCTTGCGAGCCTTCAAGCGAGACAGGCGGCGCTCAGCGGACTCGCGTTGGATGCCTTCTGATTGACCTTGAATCTCTTTTTTCTTGGCTTCTGCGGCAACCTTAGCTTTTTCAGTCTCCTCTTGGACTCTGTTGATCTCAGCCTGGACAGCTCGAGCCTCCTCCTCAGCCGCGGTTTGTGCGGCGCGGGATGCGTTCTCATCGTCTTTCATTTTTTGGATTGCCGCGTTTTGAGCCGCAATCTCCTCATCGGTTGGGCCTGTATATGAGGCGGGTCTTTCGACAATTCCAAAGCCCTCGAGCACATCATAGATAACAGAGCCAGCGGAGCTCACCGCATTTTTCACAATGTTTATTGGATTGAAATTACTCCAACTGAAAAACTCTGGACACTCAGTCTCAGGGTTGATCTTGTTTGCTTTGTGGCCAACGATAAACTCATTCATGTCCATCTTTGCGGCCTTGAACTCCTTAGCGAGCATAGGTTCTAGCTTGAGTGCAAGCTCTACTGGAATAACTACCTCGCCTGGAGTGAGGTGAGCCATGATGACATCGCCACCGCGACCATCCTTGGCCTTATCTTCCATCTCTGACGCTTTATCTTCGCCAGTTTCAATCTCAATTTTTACGCCCATTTTCTATCTCCTTATTGCAGTGCTACGCCACCAGTGCCAAGCGTTGTCGAATCGCCCATGGTTGCGGTATCTGTGCTCACAATCCCAGTCTCAGGAGCTAAGCGGACATCTGACATCAATGATCTGCGACCAGAGCGGCGCACAGCTCGTAAGCGTGAGGCCTCTTTCTCTGCTAAATCGCGGCGCTCAGCCTCAAGTGCGTTAGCTTGCTCTTTGGCTTGCTTCTCAAGCGCGGCTTTTTCCTGATTGTTTTTAGCAATCTCAGCATCCAAGCGTTGGCGCATGAGTGCGGCTTGCTCTCGTTGCGCGTTGGCTTGGCCTTGTTGAATTTGAAGTTGTTGCTCAGCCTGGGCGCGAGCGGCATTAGCGGCCTCGCTGGCTTGTCTTTGCGCTTCCTGTGCGGCGTTTCGCGCTTGATCCTGAGCTTTGCGTTGCTCATAAGCCCCGTATGCGGTTGCCGCAAGGGTAGCGGCGGCGATAATCCATGGCATAGTGTTTCTCCTTACGATATGCAATAGATTCTATTGGTTTTTGGACACATTGCAATAGATTGTATATCACTGTGCAAACACATCAAAGTCATTGTTTGCCACAGTCTGCACAACTACTGTCCCAGCACTCAAATTATTCTTTGTCATGCGCTTATGTTCACCGCCACCTAAGAGCAAATAGCCGAAAGCATCGCCCACATGGGAGTGCTCATTCTTATTCGGCGCATCTCTAAATCGCTCTTGGCCAGCACCAACTGAAACACGCTTAAAGTGGTAGCCACCTGACAGAGACTTACGCACCATTTTGCAGTCAGTGGACACAATCAGACCTGGCTTGCCATTTATCAGCCGTTGCATCGGTGATGCTCCAGCCTCGCGGCGCACTTTGAAGTCATTTGATGGTGTCGGCTGGGCGCGAAGTCCTAAAGTGCGTAGGTAGTCAAAGGCTGTTACCTCGTAAATTG